ACTATGAGGTTGATCGTATGTACCCTCAGCGAACGAGATTAAATCAAGTAAAGCCCTATGCTCTGGTACATAAGTAAATGACCTATTATCATAGTTAGGTGTAGTACCGTTTAAACCGGCAACGTTGTAATTAGTTTTTAGATAAGAGGGTACTTCCCTAGCGTTTGGATTAATTGATGCTTGAGCTATTTGCTCAGAATTAGCACTGCCAGCTTCTAACATTCTCTGTATCGGTTTAGTACTTTGCTGTAATTCTTCATATGAGAAATGATCTGTATCGGATAATGTGGGTAGCCCATAAAGCTCTGCATGTCTCTGATAGATATCACTAGCTGGTACTCTAGTATGTCTTACTATTTCTCTAACTAATGGATTAGCTCTAAAGTCTTTTAGACTGATGTTACCATCAGAGTCTACATATCTATCTACATCTGATTTATCTAAGATTCCATCTTCAGGTTTACTCATACTGAGTACTCTATCTGTAGGTGATACACCTGGAGTATCTCCAAGCTTAGCTAGTTTTTCAGAATTATTATTTGAACGGCCTTGTGAACCGAAACTATACCTCTTGTAGGTACGCTTCTCATCTGGTACTACTACTTCCTCTCCTCTAGAGTTCAGTTCTTTATCTGCTGAGATAGCTGTTAAACCTAGGTTATCTCTATAATGTGTTATAACTTCATCTCTAGCATATCGAGCTGCAGCTTCAGCTTTCTCCTCAGTACTACCGATTGTTGCCTTCCATTCTCTGTTGTAGTACTCTCTATACATAGCTGTGATATCACCCTCAACATTACCCCAACCGATAATTTTAGAGTGATCTGTTAAACTAGCATTATCACCTCCTACTATTTGTTGACCAATAGTATCAACTGTAGTCTGTAACATATTATCATATAAGCCTTTAGCAACTGGATCTTTTGAGTTACTTCCTAAGTTAGTTTCTTCATTTACAGGTGTTGTGAACACAGAGAGTGATTCTTTAATATCCGCGTTTGTCATCCCCTGACCCTGCATCCGTGCTCTTAATTGAGCTATATCTGTACGAGGTACTCCATCCCAACCTCCATTATCAGGATCACCCAAGAAGACTTCTTTATATTGATTCTTTAATTTAAGAGATACAGCTTTTCTATTTCTTTCATTCTGAAAAACTTCTTCTGATACTATAGCTTTAGATTTTTCCCACAATCCTCTCAGTCTATCATATTTAGGGCCTGCATTTCTATCACTTGCCACCATGATATCATATATATCATCAGGCTTATAGGTTTTATTTTTAAGGCCATTTTCAATGTTATCAAATAACTCTCCCCATGCTCTTTCAAAATCAGGCTTCTCCTTTGAACCTAATAGAAGAGCCCTTCTGCTTAAATTAGCCATAGTGGTCAGACCACCATCAGCAACAGAGTTAGTCCACTGTGTAGTTATAGCATTTTGCTGTTGAATGGCTACATCTTGACTTTTAGATCTACTCCATGTACCAAGGAAACCATCTTCAACCTTGATCATTTTCTGACCAAGATCTCCTAAAGGTCCAGCAGTTACTTCCAGTATATTAATATCATTCTCAGCGAGGAACTGACTCCTCATAAACCTCAGACCTTCTGAATAGTTATCTCCTGAAGTAGTAGGTACTTGTAACTCTCCCCAAGTAGTTTCTGTACCATCATTTAATACAATCTTCTGATTTGCATTAGTAGACAGGTACATGCCATAATCTCTTACAGCATTATGGTTCAACGCTTCCTGCTGAATAATAGCTAATTCACCTTGAACATTTAAAACAGAAAGCATTTTCTGAGGTGTTAGCTGTACACCAAGCCTCTCTGATTCTGCTTTTATATATAACTGTGCTTCTAATGAATTAGATAGAATTAATTCCTTATTATCCCCCCATCCTTTTACATCACTATTCCTTAGATTAGTATTAACAATGAAGTCAGTCGTAGTCTTTATATTCCATTCTTTCTGTTTCTGTTGGTATTCACCAAACATCTGAGCTAACTTAGGTGCAAATTCAATTAGCGATTCTAAAGCAGAATTTGGTGCAGGATTACCCTGCATCTTCTGCATATTTTCAAACTCTCGTTGAGCATTAGCTTGATGAGCTTCAAAGATATTATCGTAATTAGCTTGTGTAAGTTTAAAGTTAGCGTCTAGGTTATCCTTTTGTAACTTATATTTTGTTTGTAATCCCTTCAGATATGCTTGATCATACTCTTTCTTAGCAAGAGCATTCTCTTTCATTACTTCAACTTGTAGCTTAGCTTCCCCAAGGTCCCTATCTACAACTTGTTTGGTAGGTAGTTCCAAGTAAAAGTCTTGGAAACTACCTTCTCTTCCATAAAATTGTGACATGTTTAATTAACCGAATAATGAATCCGCTAGCCCACCAACCGCTAAACCGATAGGTAACCCTAGTCCACCAGTAGCAATGTTGGATAGCATTAATGCTCCTCCAACAGCTCCACCAATCATTGTACCTACACCCGTACCTTGTGTTCCTGTAGTAGTTACCGCACCTGGAATTGGTTCTGGTGCGTTAACAACAAGAGGAGGGTCAAGGAATATAGCTGGTGGAGTAGCTAATGGTTTTGGCAATACTGGTCCTGGTACTGGCATAGCCAGTCTATTAGCATCAGCTTTAACATTAGCTGAAAACTGATCGAATTCAATCTTCTTGATGTTCTGATCGAAAGCTCTATTAATACTAAGTTTAGACTGTTCCTGCATAGTCTGAGTATTAGCATAAGATTTATCTGTATAGTCTTTAGCTAATGCATATTGGGAGCCAGCCTGCCGTAGCGACTGATCTAACCCATACATAGATAAATTATAAGCTGAATCAGCTCTTGTTAATCCATCAACCATAACTGCTTGTGCTCTACCGGCTTCCGCTACTATAGATTGATAACGTTTATTAGCTGATCTTCCAGATTGTCCTGTAGCTATTGCAGCTCCTTTAGCTTGAATACTCTTTACAAAGAGATCTTGACTAGATAGCGCAGCTTCAGCCCTCTTACCTTGCTGCTGTAGTGTTTTCCCTTCTCTTTCTATTGCTATATTACTTCTAGCAGTGTCGTACTGCATACCTAATTCAGAAGATTTATGCTGATACTGTAATGCAGAAGATGCAATATCAAAAGCTAGTTTATTCTGCCGTTCTGAAGTGACATTACGTGCATTCTCAAATGCCAGTCCTGCTGCTCTTTGGTTAAGACCAATCTGAGCACCATACATCTGTTCAGATTTATTGTAAGCTGCTACTTTAGCGTTGTGTTTGAACTCCCGCATCTCCATCTGGTAGTCCCAGCCTTCAGCAGCGGTCTTATCTTTTATAGCGACTTCTAGGTTATGCTGTCTACGCTTCAGTATATTACCAAGTCTCTCATGATTATTCATACGTTGAGCATGTGCATTCTTATATGCCCATGCTTCCATTTCATATTCATGCTGCTTTTCAACCTGTTCTGAATTGTCCTGCTTCTTTCCTCCTCCTCCTGACATGTTAATCTCCTTTATTAAAGTTTCTTGTAATCACTGAATATTCGTTTTCCCACTTAAGCTTTCTAGCCATACCTTTTCTAGTCCAGGCTTCTAAAGAACTGCAACCTATCTTAGTACCAAAATCCTCTAAGGTATCAGCAAAATCTTTCCATAACTCATAGTAATGTCCAGTCTTACTTGCAAAAGTTATGATCCTTAATATCCTCTTCTGTGGATAATTAATTACTTCTGTAGTTCCGGCACAGAATATCACATCTTCTTTAAGACCTATCCATAGGACTTGAGTACCATCTACTAATAATTCTAATACATCAGATGTATTCATCTCTCCATTTGCATAGGATAAAGCTTTATCTATTAAAGGTTCAACTTCATCCCAAACATATGGTAAGTCTTCAGGTTTAACTAGGAATAGGTTGGTGGTCATGTTCTTCTATAGAATCGTGGTGAATAATTACCTTCCCACATTAGGGAGTTAAGTGCAACAGGGAATGGAGAATCACTGAAGATCCTCATATTAAAGTTTTCTGTTCTCTGATGGATTGGTACTGTGTACAAGTTCTCTTCTGATAGTGGTACGTCATCAGCTAAGTACTGACCCGCATCACTAACAGGCTGAACATCGTACCATGTACCTGTAGTGATTTCAATCCTCTCAGCAGGTTTGGTCACATTATTTGCTGTAACAGGTCCTGCTGGAATATGTCCTGATAGGAATGTTACCGTAGCTTGGTTATCTGTAGATGTGTATGTATAAGCAGTACCTAATGTCTGTTTAGTACCATTAACTTTTACAATAACTTCATTCTCAGTTTTTAATGGGAATGGTGTAGTGAATGTAGCAGTACTACCATCACCATCATATTTCTTTATCGGTCCACTATATCCTTTACTCTTTACTTTAAAAGCTAGGACACTAGAAAGACCAACAGCAAACTTCATACGTGCAATAGTTAGGGTAGCAGTGTAATCATACACTTTACCGTCTGGTGTTAGTTTGAAGTATGTCTTTGGTAGTTCTACATCAAAGTTATATTTATAACCAATTAGAATCTTATCATAAGTTGTACCAGATCCTGTTGATGTTAAATCTTTATTAGGTACAGAGAAGTAAGGATTAGCTGTTGTATGATCTTGACCTGCAGGCCGTGTAGGTGTAATAGTAAATCCTGATTCTGTTACCCCATTGAAGTTTGTAGTACCGCTACCACCAATTAGTAGAACTGGTGTTAGTGTAGAGATATCTTTATAAGGTAGTTCAATACGTGTATCCCCATTAACCAGTGTTACTTTAGCTTGTGATACAGGTGAAGCATACATATCCATGTGAGGGTTAATCTGATCCCCACTACTTGTTACAATGATCTCTGTCTCTGGTGTTTGTGTGAGACTGCAGCTAATTAATGAGTAAATGCCTTCGTGATCTACAACTGCTGTCATGATATCAGAGTCAATAGCTAAGCTATGTACTTTACCTGGCAGTTGCCACTTAAACCATGCCTGCATAATAACATTCTGTCCTGCTGTATGCATCTTATGGATATATACATCTTTAGAAGTAGGACCATATAGTGCAATCAGTTGGTTCTGTGGACTAGCTAATAAACTATTCACTTCTTTAGGAATCCATTCAGAGACTACTTTACCTATGTCATGTATTAAAGGGCTTTCTTCTGACCCTCTTGTTTGCATTGCGAATATCCGTGTGTAGCTAGGCGTCTTACTTACAAAGTTAATAGTAGTACCGACATCCACAGGATCAATATTAACATCCATTTCATAGTTAGAGATACCTCTAATAATAGTAGTCGTAGGTGTTAATATCTTTGCATCAGAGAACATTATGAATTGTTGGTTCTGACTGAATAAGATTAAACCTTGAGCAGTTGGTAAGATAGCATGTAATACAGCAGGTCTGATACTAGAACAGTTTACATCTACTGGATCATCTTCAGCTTGTGCTAAAGCTGTGGAATGATAGAAATTATAAAAGCTAGCTGATTTACTCATTGACACATTATCTTCAGTTAGGAATCCTAACCTATTGTTATGGAAGAATGCTTGCTGTAATGTATACCCTACAAAACTAGGATCTGAATTAGTATCTAGATCTCCTACTGCTCTTTCATCCCAAGTAGCTTTCTGGAATACAAATGTATTTAGAGATGTGTTCTTTAACTCATGAGGCATAGTAGATGAATCTAGCCCTAATGATACGGAAGGGTCTACTGATTCTTCCCATGAACCGGGACCTATATCATCATTCTCTGCATTGAATTTAGTCCAGTAAGTATCTGCTGACTGGCCTCCTGAAGAATTCACTACCTTTATAATTCTATCATGTATGGATTCATTAGGAAGATCTGCTACAGTATTAACTTGTTCACCTACTGCTTTTACTGCAGCGTTACCTGAGTTATCAGTAGCAGTTACAGTCATACCTGTGCTTCCTGAAGAAGCTGCATAAGATAGTTCTAATGTAGCTGGTGTCCTTTTAACTGTTAATGTACCGTTAGGAAAGTTGAAAGCTTCTAAGTCTGTTTTAAGTTCTGTTAAAATTTTATCAGCATTATTAACTAGTTCATTGTTACCACTAGTTGATAAGTTCTCTTGGTTAATTGTTACATATTCTGCAGCTGCGTGTGTCGTACTACCTATTTTAATTGATATAGTATATTTAGTGCTATACTTTACTTGCAGTAATCTTACTGTAGCTTTAGTATCAGCTACATAAGTTGGTGCTGCTAAAGCTGCTACTGTCTTAGTTTTATTTGTAATGATAGATGTATCTTGTACAGTCAGTACATCATAATAGTTATGAGGATCATCTGTAAACCCACTAGCTGCTTGAATATATGCCTGAGCACCTGTGCCATATGTTAAATTACATTTAACACCTGTCTTAGCATTCCATATATCTACACCTCCTGGTGTACCTTTAGTAATACATCCAATATAATCCTCTACATCATCTCTATTAATGTAAAACCATTTAGCACTAGTAGGAGTTACTGTAGGAGTTAATGTATTAACCCATTTAAAACCTGGCCTCTTCATTAGTCCAAAGGTAGGATCAGGTAGTGCATTCAAACACTCCCTTACTTGGCCAGGTAGTTTCTTTTGATCTATTTGTTTTGATACCCCACCTAGATAGTTAGGGATTGATTGAGTTACTGCTGCCATTAGCGATACAATGCATGGTAAGGTTTGTAGCTTATGTAATTACTTTGTCCTGCAGGCGTACCAAAGAAGGTATAGTCACCCTGATTACATTCATACTCTAAAGCCATAGCTCTAGTGTAAGCTTCTTTCTGTTGTAGCATTTGATATTGACCATTATCTCCTACAATTCTACTGGAGACAACAGTAGCTGCTTTAGCTATAATGTAATCTTGAATAGGGATAGGTAAGTCTACCCAATCGAATAGCCATACAATGTCCAGTTTAATTTCTTCACCTGATCCATCTGTAATCTCATATGTATGATTATATTTATCGTATAGTCTCCCTTCTCTCCTTACTACATTTTTGTAGGCATTAGCTGAGTCAGTAGTTAAATCTACTTGCAGCATATTATTAGGGATAGGGAATTCTTTAGAGGAATCAGTTACCTCTGGTTTATTGAATTCTGTATTGAAGGACCAGCCTTCAGCCTGCACTTCTCGTGACACTTGTATTAGTGTATCGTAAGCAATCGCAACGTCCGGGTTGGTTTGATCGAGCGAAGTAACAGGAGCCTGACCAACTGACGCCAGGATCTGATTAATTGCAGGTAGTTCTTCTGTAGCGTTAGTTGTAGGTATAGGCATAATTAGAATTTAAAAAAAAGGGAGACCGAAGTCTCCCCGTATATAGTGGAAGATTAACTTACCAAGCAGAGGGCTTAGTAGCTGTTCCAGCAAACAGTTCAACACATGCAGCAGGGTTCAGATAATCAGCGCCCATAGCCAAGCGGCCAAGGATGATATCACCTTGATACATGATTGAAACGTCACCATTAGTGACTTGTACTTGAGGTCCGATAGCTTCTACCACACCTGCAGCTTCTTTCTGGAAGATAAGACCACAGGAATTATCGAAAGCAGCTTGTTCACCGTAGTTGTTATTCATACCGTTAACTCCACCGCCATCTTCTAGCTCGGCGTTGTTACCTACGTGTGAACCAGTGTTACCTGGATCGGTTACACCTGGGTTGGTTGCGCCTGCAGTACCATAGATAGTACCGTAGTTACCGAAGAATGGGATGTTCATCGACTTGTGGATAGTGATGCCTGCAATCGAGACAACTCCAGTTCCACTTTGAAGTGAAGCACCTTGTACGTCACGGTTCACGAGACCATTCTCTCCAACCTGTTGTACTAGTTCATAGTACTGCCGTGGGTTCAATACGGCCTGTCGTCCTTGTGAACTTACACCCTTCTCATCCATTGCTGCAGCTGCATCATAAAATGCATTGATCAATGAAGTAGCGACATAAGCATCAGCACCTGAGTTGTTAGTACCAACACGGATCTGTGTTCCACCTGGCTCTACTTTATTAGCAGCAGATACAGGGTGAGCGGCACGAGCACCACGTGTAACAGAACGGAAGATCAATCGGTCATATTTTTCTGCCAAAGCAAAGCCGATTTTCTTGGCGATCTCTCCACGAAGTTCGTAGTGAGCAAGAGTCTCATCAAGCTCATACACAAATGCACTTGAGATAAGTAGATCATCCATTACGATGGTCTTCTCAGCTACTGGCAGAGCGTTCTCTGTACCGAGGATTGGAGTCCCAGGCTCATGATACGCTGCGTCCATGCGGCCAGTGTAGATGAACTGCAAAGATTTGCCGTTCTTAAGTGTACGCTTCGTGACTAGATCACGAGCGATTGTATTAGTCTGGAATCCTTTGAACAGCTCACCGCTGAACAGTTTAAGATAGGTTGCATACTTAGTATCATATGCAGTACCTAGTGCTAGCGGAGTATTACCAGTACTATTAATCCTACCGATAGCGGTAGTTAGAGCATTAGCCATTGTTAATTAAATAAATGTATTGTTTATGTTCTCACGTGAAATTGTTGATCAATTTGTTTGTAGCGTTGTGGTCTTTCCCACCGTCTAGACGGCAAAAGGTATCCTCGTAAGGGCTAATGCCAATTGGGGGAGAGTCCGACTTTGAGGTGTTCTCCCCCTCCTTTTATTTAACTGGCCATGTTATTTGCATGGCCATTACTAACATTAATGTAAGAAAACTTACATATAATATAGCCATTTAGAAGGACCATTTGACACCAGCTTTGGTGCCATAGTTATTAGAATCTGTATCAGTCGTGGCGAACGCTAGCTCCCCATAAATTGATAGCCTTTCTGTAGCAGCTACTCCACCACCGATTTTACCGGATAGTTCTGTAGTGCTATCTACACCATCAGCTGCTTGAATTTGAGGACCACCTTGTACATAGTAGTTAAGTACTCCTGCTTCACCTTCATAACCGATGTGCAGATCAGTGTTGCTACCAGCATA